GGCTTTCTGGGGAGGAGGCGAAACCCCCCTCCCCCGTAAGCACAGGTGCGCAAGGCCCGCGCCGTGCTTCCGAAAACATCGAGGCTAGTCAGGTGTCGGTGGGCACTGACGACAGTATAGCCCCTGCAAATGGCAGGGTAACTGTAACTACCACCAGGCGCCAGCAGCGCCAAACCCCTTCCCCCCGTAGTCCTCCGGGGATGAACGCCGCCGCCGAGGCCTCGACAACGGCGGCTGCCGCACCGTACACGCCCCCACCCCGTACGCCAAGCCCTCACGTCTCCGTTACCGATGACGCTGAGGCCTCAGTGTCGTACGCCGATGTCGTGCGTGGCCGACGCCCGCGCCAGCCACAAGCCGTAGCGCCGCCGTCCGGCCAGACACCAACACGTGATGAAGATTATGGCGCTGGCGTGGGGCCGCTCCATAAGATCGACCGTTCCACTGCTCCCATTCTCGCCTTGCCTGCGGAATCGCCGAAGCTGTCTACGACAGCGCGCGGCAATAAACGCCGTCGCGCCCGGTCGCAGTCCCCAAAGCGTAAAATACCGCGAGCGCGCGGACGAGCGGGAGCCGTCGCAGCGGATCTGCGCAAGACGGAGCAACAGATCCGAGGCGCGGCCGATGCCGCGCGTGATAAGATTGAAGAAGAGGCCGACGCCGTGCGCGATGAAGTCGCGGAGGCGCAGGAAGAAGTTGTCCAACTACGCGCCGAGATCACAGAAATGCGATCTACCAGCCTCGAGGCCCCGTGGTCCTTACCCATGCATGGCCTCACCACTGACCCGCACGAGGGGGAATCCTCGGACGTCACTACCCTACTGCAGGCTTTTCAGCCCCCGGGCACGCCCACATTCGGCCCCTGGATGCTGCTGTGGATAGCGGTGTTTCGTCTTACGACGGGTGTGTGGAGCTTGATGACCAGTGGGCGTCTCAGGCCAGGTTGGCGATTCTGGACCCTTGGTCTTGCGCTATTCCTTATTTGGAACGCGACCCCTGCGATGGCATGGAAATGGGGCGACCCACTTACTTCTTTGATCCTTACTCCTACGCCGCCCCCACCACCGAGCGCCATAGAGACGATACTGACTTCCTTGAGTGGCTCTGCGAAACGGGTCTATGACGGCCTCATTTGGCCATTGTCGACCTTAGGGTCTGTGCTTCATGCCGTAGCAAACGGCGTGTGGAGCTTGATCCGACGCACCGCGGAGAACTTGGGGATAGTTGAGCCAATCGTAACTCCGTGGTACATCGTGTTAGCTGATGGAATACAACGCCAACTGCCATTGCCGTCGGCCCTTGTTGGGACGATGGACGGCTGGCCGGAGTGGGTCCTAGTGCTAGCGTTCGCCTACATTTCTCTCATTCTGTTACAGTCGTCAAGTGTGACAGCTGGCAGCAGGTGGATGAAGGAGTCAGCTGAGGAGTTCGCTTGTCACTTTGTGCCCGGGCTTCGTGCGTTGGTGATCGTATCGGAGTTGGTGCGTAATGCGTGGTTCGGGGTTGACCCCCTGCTATGTGTGCTACTTGCCGCCCTCCACGTCAGCTGGCAGTTGATGCCCATCTACCTGTCATGCGCCATCCACGTGGCGTGGAACAACATCACGCCAAATTGGTTAGTTTACGTGAAGGTCGTGCGCGTAACAGCGCATATTGATCCCCGTGCCAGGGCGCCCATGGTTGACACGCGCCCCGCCGACATGGCCGGCAGCCGCGAGACTATCCCCGCGGACGTGCATCCGGTTTTTGTCCAGCGGGGCGTTCGCGTCTACCTGCCGTACTGGCTGCCCTACCGCGGTTGGTCACTGTATCGTGTACAAGACAACTTAAATATTGAAACACTAGAAATAATTCCGGAATTACTGATGCAACTCTCGAGCCCGAAAATACTGACGCATGCCGAGATCGACGACGCCGTTATCCGCACGCGCGTCGAGTCAGCGACGCGCTCGAATGACAGACTGAACTGGAACCGCGCCGTTCTACTTTCGACCGGTGCGGTTGCCACAACAACCGAGCTTGCTATTGACATCCATATCGCGCGGAAGTTCAACTTGCGTGCCGCCAGAGCTATCCCGAAACCTACGGAACTGGCCAACATTGGAGCAGGGAACCCCATGCGTGGAGCCTTGTACGGCTACCATAACGAGGACATGACCGTGCGCCCCGCTAGTCATAATGACATACGTCTGTACATCAGGCGCAAATTGCGGCGCCGTGATCACCCTCGCCCCATGGCTGTGCAGATCTACGCTTCCCCGCCCTGCGTACCACCCCGGCCGGATGTCGACGACCCCTTCATGCTGTTGGCTGGCGTGATGAAACGGACGGCGCGCATCACGCCGTTGAATGAGGGTAAGGTGCGTCGGGCGACGCTGCGTGAATTGCGCCGCTTCACGAGGCAGCACTGCGAGCGGACGCTAAAACCGATAGCGGGACCAGAGCTCGTAGGCACAGACGCAGTGCGCAGGTGGCTCGACGGCCGAGATTACCCCGCGACACGTAAAGAGGAGATCATGAAGAGCTACCTCGAGCACCGTACGCCTCTGCGCACCCGTAATTCGGCGTTCGTGAAGCGTGAAGCGTATGCGGCCTGTGACGACAGCTTCGACAAGGAACCCCGCTTGATAATCAGCCGAGAAGATGACTTCTTAGCTGTGTGGGGGCCGATGGCTGTGGCGATGATGGACGCGTTATGCGCGTGGCCGACAGTTGTGAAGAAAGTGCCGCCGGCTAAGCGTATGGAGTATTTCCGCGAGAACATTTACCGGGCTGGCTACAAGATATACCACGGCGACGCGTCTAGCGCCGAAACTGCCCACAAGGCACCACTGTTGACGTATTGTGTCTTTGAAGTTTATGATTATCTGTTGAGCCAGTTGCCAAATTCCCGCGCCTATTTCTGGCGTGTGATTGCACCGGTGCTCAGGTCGTCATTACGCGCACGCACTAAGTTCTTCACGTTTCTGGTCGAGTGCATCAAGCGCTCCGGCGAAGCCGACACATCTCTCGGCCATACAGCGTTCTTCGAGATTGTGGAGCGCTTCCTCGTTATGAAGAAGGCGGAAGCGTTGGGTGTTGCGTGGGAGCCACATTCCTCAGTGTTCTTCATGATGGAAGGTGACGATGTGTGCGGGTGTTTGCCAGAAGGGCTAGTCCCGACGATCGACGACTATGCCACCCTCAATGTCATCCGGACCAACGCCGTAGTTTCGGACATATCGGAAATGGGGTTTTGCAAGATCTACTGCGATCCCGTGACGATGGTCCAAATTATCGACCCGAAGGCGTGGTTGGCGAATCTGGCGTACGCACATGAGGATTACGTGGCGGATAGAAACGTGGGCACTATGGTATTAGCGAAGGCCATGAGTGCGATCGCTGAAACGCCGCAAGCGCCAGTCGTCGGGCCCGTCTCCTGGGCACTCGTGCACCGCCTAAAACACCTCATACCCGCGCTGCAGGCCAAGTTAGATCGATATCGAGGCTGGAATGCATACGAGCGTGAGGAGTTAAGGTGGTCAATCTCGAACTGGATGACGATGGAGCAGAATGTTCCGGACTCGGCGCGCACGGCCGTGGCAAATCGATTCGGCGTTACGGAGTTGGAGCAGAAGCGATTGGAGGCTCTCGTCCCGACATTGGGTTTTGGAGGACAGTACATGGTCGGCTATGATGCACCACGCGCCTGGTGGAGTTATTTCCATAACTTCTATGGCGCTGTCAACGCGGGGCAGAGTTGCGGAGCGGCCCCACGGAGCACCCGTCTCGCTGACTTAATAGGTCACGTCCACTGCCCCACCGAGAACCGGTTGGTAAGAGCCTTGCCGGCATCAGGGGTGGCGCCCCCCAAAGGATTAATAACAGCATTAGCTGCAACTTTCGTCCTAATAATTATTTTCTTTTATCCGTATCTGACGGGCGTGAGCCGGGATACCTTTAGGCAATCGGGGGAACTGAACCTCGTTGGGATAAATATGAATGCCGCGAAAAAACAAAAACAAATCAACCACAACGCCCGCCTCGCCGAGCTCGGAGATAGAATCCGTGCAGCGAGAGCGCGCGCTAACGCAGTCCGTGTCCAGCGGAGCTCCAATCGAGCAGGTAATGTCACAACTGGCAGGCCTCGTGTCCCAAATGGAGTCCAGCCTGACGCGGGCGGAAAGCGCCCCGGACGACCAGGAGGCGGAGGACGAGATGTCATGGTTCGACACGGCGCTCGACGTGGCATCGTCGGTGCTTCCGGCAATACTGGCCCTACTTTGAGTGACCTGCATCGCGATGCGTGCGCGCATCTGCGGAGCATGGGCGCTCTACCCAAGTATGACCCGGAGTTCGCCGCCCGCCTGCACGCAAGGGCGTCAGCGTTGTTCCACAACGTCACTGCCGCCGCTGCGAAGGCCGACGCCCTGCGGAAGGCGTTTGAACGGCTTGACCCCAGGAAGACGCCAGCCACAGACCTGGAGAAGGCGAAGAGCGAATGCGAGGATGCCGATAACCACTTCCGCACGCTCGTCGCCAATGCCTCACTGGCTGAGAGCGACCATGCTGAAGAGGGCGTGCCCCTCGTTCATTCACGTGAGTTGAACGAGCAGATGGAGCACACCAAGGAAACAGTTACGTCAGCGCCCGATGGGGGCGTGATTGTGACTGGTACGGAGTACATCGGACCGGTTAACTCCACCGTTGCCACTTCGGCAGGATCATGTGCGTTGGCAACGCCGATCTCGCCGTTGTATATGGGAGGCGGTCGTTTGAGCTCCTTCGCAGGCTTGTACGACTTTTGGAAGGTGCGCAAGCTCGTATTTGAGTGGACGCCTCTAGTGGCTGCTACGGTCGGTGGTGCGGTCGTCGGGTTTTGCACGCCGGACGTCATGGAGAATCCAATTCTCCAGACGCTCGGTGCGCAGGTGATCCGAGACGCTCTGTCGCGGCCTGGCAGCGAGGCACGTCAAATCTTCACGCCGGCGGCATACACGTTCGTCGGCGCACAACAGAACTTGTTCTTCTGCCAGAACATGCTCAACCCGAACCTCTCGTTCGCCGGCATGTTCTACTTGACGCTCATGTCTGCTGTCGCGGCTGGCACAGCTCTGGGCACAGTCACAGCACATTATGAAATCGAATTTGTCCAAGCGACGCTGCCCGAGAACTTGCAGGCTACCGTCTTCAACGCCACGAGTGCGGCAACTGCCACTTTTGCGGGGGCGTTGGCCGTAGATGGCGCGATGACGGTACCGGGTGCAAGCTTCGCCCCGATCACTCCAGACGAGGATGCTATTGTATCAATGGTTATACAGAGCTCCACGAGTGGAGCGAGCGGTGGCGGGTGGCTGATCGTCAAGGCTGCGGACTCGACGCCCTTTACCCTCCTAGCGGGTGAGAACATTTACTGCCGGTATAATGCCGCGCAGGCTAGGTGGTTCTTTTATGCCAGCTTTGGCCGTGCCGCCGCGTCAGGTTCACAACAGAATTTCTATGACTCACTTGTCTGGACTGTAGCTGGCGCGGAGGCTGGCCGCACTATTACATTCGAGCAGATCACGGCGTACACCGTGCCTGATACGCTCACATAAAAATTGCAATTTGGCTAAATCGAAACATGGAAAAACACCATAAAAACATCAAACAGAGAAAAACAGCATTAAACTGAAAACTAAAAATAGTTCCGGCCCACTGAAATGTGGGCCAACGCGCCGAGAGGCCGGCGCGTTAGAAATGGCGCTCCGCGTGGTGACCCGTGAGAGGTCGCCGCGGTGACCTCGCAACCGCTTAGGAAGCGAGGCGCTTGCACTTCAGCGATAAGATTTGCGCCTGAGCGGCAGTGCCGCTCAGTAATATCCGAAAAC